TGTATCTGACTAGCACTCATGCAGTCAATCTCTCCCTCGCAACAGGTAACAAAGACTGATCCATTACTACCATGTTGTCTCCATAAATGCTGACCCCATAGTTGTACTTTTGACATATCACCAATCCATATAAACTTCTTGTCTTGAAACCTTATATGCTGTGCTACATCTTTACCGAATTGATCCTTGTAAGTAGCCACTTGAACTGGTTGTCCTCTATATTCTCCCTGTCCATAACCAAATAGTTCGCAAGTCTCTTTAGTGATTCCACGTTTAGGTAGAGCTATGGGTGTCACCTTTAATAACTTAGGTGATGGCTTTCTCATTGGAATGATGTTAGTCAATTTCTTTTCTTTCTTGTTTGGGTAGTAGGTATAGCCACAGTCCATAGTAAAGCAATGTTCATGTCCATCATCAAAGACTGCACAATTCTTTTTGCCACACTCAGGACAAATCTTTTTACTCTTGTATTGGCTCTTCATCTAAATTACATTTGTGTTCTTTCAAGCTGACATCAACCCATGTTTTACCATTAAAAACTCTCCACATTTCATTAATAGGATCAAAATAAATAGCACCTGCTTTTGGATTGTCAGGCATTTTGTAATTAAACATTAGTACCAATCATCAGGAATAGTTTTATCGCAGTATTGAAACCCATGTCTCGTACACCATTTGGCATACGAGATAGAGTTCTTAGCTTTAGATAATTTAGTCTTACTGTTTTGAAAACAGAATCTAATATCTAGTTCGGGTCTAGCCTTCTTGATGATAAGATGCTTTCTTCTATCTTCTTTTGAGAAGTACCCTTTTGTTTCAACAATAAAATTGTCGAGGATAAAATCAGGCTTGTAGCAGCAAGTAATTTCATAATCTATTTCAAGGGTTTCGTAAGTAAATACAATTTTCTTTTTGTTTAGTGTAGCTGCAAAGTCAGCTTCAAACTTACTTTTGTATTTAGAAGTCGGCTGCTGATGATGCAGTTCTTTTTTCTTCATAACTAGGTTGTGTTTCTGCTTCAAAGTCTGGGCTGCCTGTCCATTCAGCGTGTCTTCTTACTATGACTTGTAAAGGTTGGCATCTGATACCGACACCATTAGCACCTGCATCATAACCACTACACTTCATAGACATCTGACCTTCTAAAGCTGGACTGATCTTTTCATACTCTTTCTTTTCTTCCTCTGTCATAAGACGTAAGGGATCTTCATTAGCCCAAAAAGTTACAGGTGGATTAGTCCATACATCACCATTCTGTTTAACACCACCAGCTTTCTTACTTGTTCTGATTACAAGGTAATCATCTTCAAGAAAGTAAGGTAATGATGGTTCGCCATGTTTGTTTTTTGTAAGACTAAACTTTCTGTCTGGATAGTGTTCTTTCAAAGCAACTTTCCATCTTTCAAGCAACCCTTCCAGTTGTCCAAAGATATGCTCTACTGCATCAACTTCTTTCCCCCTTTCATCTTTCATCATTGTGCCTTTTTTAATAAGACACTCTGCTTTATATTTTCTAACACCTTTGTATTCATCAGGGGTTACAAGATATGAATACCTAAAGTTAGTAGGGTTAGGTGTGACTATCTTAATAGTCTCTGGCTTGAGTTCTTCCATGTTTTTACCTTGGTTTGGTTTCCGTTTTATTGCGTCTATAAAAGACGTTCCTTAACTATACCTTGATCTTTTGTTATGTAAATATATATGGTGCTGTCAAGACATCTTTAATGTCATAGTCTCCCATATCTAGTGCTGTTGGTAATTTACTGGTATCACTTAACTGGCTTGCTGTCTGTTGATACAAATTATCTAAATTATTATCGCTATAAATTTTAAAAAAACTTTGCTTCACACATTCAATAAATTTTTGTAGTTCACTTGCAGGGCTTCCATAGCAGTCATGGATAACACAAAAGTTTGTAAGTCCATGCTTGCTTGCTTCAACTAAACTCAAGTGACAATGTGCAGCATCAAGACTATGAATATAATTACTAGGAAAACCTTGTGACTGTTTACGTTTATCTACTTTACTTCTATCAGGTTCGTTTAAATGTAACCTCATACTTGAATCGCTTAATTTAGTTCTGACAATTTTAATATCATTCTTGTGGTAGTTTTGCTGCACAAAAAAACCTGATGGTGTATGCCAGGAAATAGATTTATTTTCGTTATTAAAACAAGAAGCTGTAGTCCGTAGATATTTTAGGACTTCATAACTTTCTGGGGTTACATATTTAACTGCTTGTTCTATCATGCTTGCCAGATAAAAATTGTTCTTAAAATTTTTTGCCATAAAAACATTTTCATTAACAAAATATTTTTCTATGTAGTTTGCTATCCCGAATGTTGTTGAATTATATGGAATCATAAGTACAGGTTTCTTTATAAACTTTCTTGTTAATTTATCTTTTAACTTATACCATTCTTTAGCTTGTTCAGAGTCTTCACTCTTCAGTAATAGCAATAGAATATCAAGGATTTGTTTATATAAATCCTGTGGTTGTTTTTCATTTTGCAGATTTACTTTATTAGCTAAATGTTTATTTGATATAAGACCAGCTATATGTTGATAGCCATTATTTGTACCATCAAGGCAGCAAACATGATGAGAGATATAACCCCAACCTGTGATTTGAAACTCAGACCATTCTCTGCACCAGGCAAGGAATTGAAATGGTTCTTTTGCCTTACCCCAGATACCAACATTAGCTAGAGGATCTTTATAAACTTCTTCTGCAAGATCAGTACCTTCTATATAAGCCCACTCTAATCTTTCCTCGTATGTATGTTTATTCATGCCAAAATGATTAGCACCTGCTATGGCAAGCCAGTTTAAATCTTGTTTAGTTTTTATCTCTGCACCTTTATAAAACCTATGTAATCCTCTTGCAATATCATTACCTTGTGGGTGAAAGTGTGCAGTCATTGGGTACATACGACCAGTAAAATCAAACTGATAAACGTGATAAAATTTTTCACCAATATATCTTTTAGCTGTATCAATCATGGATAGTATCTGATACCGCTTGACCATATTCTGATGGTTCATATCATGTATTAAGGAAGCCATATATCGCCACTCTTTTCTTGCTTCTTTATTTGTATCTATATCGAGTGGTTTTGTTGGCAGTTCTGCAAGCTCCCTATCAATTAATGAACCAACCTCTATTCGTTCCTCCCAACAGTATTCAAGAGTTTCTAATACAAATTGATTTACTTCCCAGGCTGTCTGACTCGCCAGAGTTAACGCTTTCAGACTTGTTGATAAGTCTTCTGTTCGTAGTGTGTTTAGGTAGTCTCGATTAGAACTCTTTATAGCTTTTGCTTTTAGTCTGTCTGTAAAATATCCACCCTCGTCAATGGACTTCCAAGGGCGAGGTTTGTCCAAGCAAGGAAGATATATAGGAAAGGCAGCTATCCTGTTTGTTCTACCCTGTCTTATATATTTCATAAACCTTTCAGTAAAAACTACATAACTTGCTGATGTTTTACCTACTTTTTTATTAATCATTCTGACCATATTAATTTTTATCATTACCAACTCAATCAACTTAAGACCAACCTTAACCTTATTACCTCTTGTCCATGTCTGAAACTCATGGCCTTTACTGTTCATGTGATAGACCATAAGATTTCTTTTATACCTTTCATGCCTGGTATCTCTGGTATGTTTCTTTATATTCCTAAAATGTTTAGGGTCTAGTTCTTCAAACTTGGTAAACCTAAGTTCGTCTTCTAACTTCTGCCCTATCTTTAAAGCAGTAGTAACAGTTGTCTTTAGTTGCGAAGCATTATCCAGTAGTACTTTGAAAGCAATAAAGGAAACTACATCTACGTCTGGGAACTGTGAAAGAAACAAAGCAGAGACAGCTTTGACACCAACCTTACCGCTAAGACTTTCTTCTATATGTTCTTCTATGGCTTTGCTTAATCTCTGTAGTCCTGACTCTATGATGTTGCGAGCATAATAGTTCTCTGATTCTCTACCTTTTTCAATGTTTTTATTTTGTTTACTGATCTTGTTATAAGCTGAGATACTACAGATGCTTTGCTCTAGCTCCAGTTGTTTCTTGCTAGGCTCAGTCATT